TCATCGTCCATGTCGTCAACGATGCCATCGGCCCATGACTTGCCTGCATCGCCTCCCCAGAGCGCCCACGCGATCCGGCCATTCGACGGATATCCATCTTCACCGGGCCGGAAACCTTGAGCCTCTTTGTCCACCTCATGGCGGGCGAAGAAGCTCTTCATGCGCTTGACAGTGCTGTCAGAAAGCTCCTTGCCGTTCACGATGTCACGGGCGCGGGCAATGCCGACCTCGGTGCCACCGCGCCCGAACTCACGCCGCCAATCAAGGCCGCGCTGGGCTTCTTCCTTCATCTCCCCGGTCGGCTCATAGGACATGCTTATTGCTCCACCTGAGCTTCGACAGGCAGCTTTGACCCGAATGGCTCGTAGGCCATCGCCAGCCCAAACTGCTTGGCCATTTCCTTGTCTCGCTCAATCTGCGCGAAGGTCTCTTCAGCATCACGGCCATAGGTGGCAGCGATGTCGGTGTGGCTCAAGATGCCATTCTGTAGGCCGACGACAGCCGCGTTGATCTCCTTCAGCGGGTCAACCCACTGGAAGCCACGCGCACGCCAAGAGATGCCCATTGAGAACTTGTCGAACTTGCCCGGCCCGTTGATCGGGATCAGCGCGAAGTCCATGACGTGGGCCATCCAGACGCGGAACAGCGGATCGATGAAGTGTTCGATGAAGAAACGCTGCTGGGTCTTGTAGAAGTCCCGCTCCTCAAGCGCGCCCTGCCGAACCGACGAATAGGAGGTGCCTTCCAGATCGTTGGCCAGCGCGGTGTAGCTGATACCAAGACCGCCAGCGATGCCGCGCAGGATCGCCTTCTCAAAATCGGCAAAGGCCGATGTCGGGTGGTTGGGGTCAAACGGGGTGAAATCAACGCCAGCCGGAAGCTGATGGAACGTGCCGGGTTCAGCGTCGTACATCGGGGTGAAGGTGTCTTCGAACCCGTCAGCGGTGAAGCCATCGCCAGCCGGGGATGTGAAGAAGCCCATCTTGGACGCTCCGACGCGGGCAGCCGTCAATTCGGCCTCACGGTAGCCGTGCAGCATCTTCAAGGCGGGCATGGCCGTGGCAAGCTCAGGCACGCCACGGGTCTGATCTGCGCGCTCCTGCACATAGATGTGGATCATCTGATCTGCTGGGATGCGCTGGCGATACAAGCCTTTGGTAGTGGTGGTGTAATCATAGTCACCGGGGTTGTTCACCAAGACGTGATAAGCAGAAACCCGGCGCGTTACCGAGTCCAATTCCACGCCCATGCGGACCTGATTGCCGTCGCGCAGCGTCTCGTTCATCTGCTCATCGACGCGATCAGGCTCAATGATCTGAACGCCGATGCCGTGGCGCAGATAGGGCTTGCGGACGATGTGCAGGAACACCTCGCCGTCACGCTTCACGCCGCGAACCACTGCATTCGACAGGTCTGTCATCGACATCTTGCCGTCAACGGTCGATCCGCCGAGACGCGAGAACTCGGCCCAAGCCGCCTCAATGATGTTGTTCCCGGCCATGTCGATGGAGCCATCGATGTTCCGGCCCTTTAGCTGAAGGCGGAAGCCATTCTCGCCGACCACGTTGGTCTGAACGAGTTGCAGATAGCGGCGGGCGTATTCGTTGTTACGCTCCAGTTCGCGGGCGCGGTTGCGTAGATCACGCAGAACCCACCGAATCTCAGAGTCGGCAGACTTGTTGCTGCCCTTGAAGTCCATGTACAGGCGGCCCTTTGAGGCGGCCAGATAATCACGCTTCCCGGTCGCCTTTTTCTGGCGCTTGAACATGTCGAAAAGGCCCATCAGCCGAACCTCACTTTAATCGTGCTTCCTGTGGGCTTACCGCGCCGCGCTCGGTCTTTGACGACCTCCTGCTGGAACTCGGCCTTGTATTGGTCCCGCGCCGTCATCAACTCGGCAAAGCTCATCTTGGTCAGAGAGCGGCCAGCGATGGAGTAGCTGCCGACATCGCTGTCGGCCTTGCCTTGCAGGATCGATTCGATCTTGTCGATCATGATCTGAGCGTGGCTGCGAGGATCGGCACCGTTCACGTCCAGATCGGCTAGCGCTGTGAACTCGCCGCGATCCACCACCAAGCGGTTGCTGCTTGATGTCTGGATCACCTCAAGCTGCCAGTGGTAGTAACCCGGCTCAAATCCAGATGTCGTTGAGCTTGATGCAGTGAACAGATATGTGCCACCTGTCTCGGTGGCAGGGATCGTGACTTCCGTGTTTCCACCGCCCGTTATCCGAGCGACATATTGCGCGCTGTAGGATGCCAGCGGATAATCCTGAACCAGATCAGAACGCTTCCACTGAATGAAATCGCCGACGACGATCTCAAGCGGTTCGCCCTCTGGCGCGTTGGCAGCGTCAAAAAGATTGGCCATTACCTGTATCCGTGGACAAAACCGCTCCGCATCGGAACCTTCGGCTTGCGGGGGGCCGCAGGTTGCTCACCAGATGATACCCGATTTTGGGCCTGAGTGTAAACAGCCTCAAGGTTTAGGTTGAGAATAGCCAAAGCAGCCGTCGCATAGACCCGGCAGTCGAGGGCTTCGTTGCGCGTCCTGATCTTTGCCCACTCCATCCTCGGCCTGCCCTTGAAGTAGCGCGTGACCTTCTTTTCAGCCGTCAGCATGCGGAAATACTCGTCGCTGCGGCCAACCGGGAAGTGGCAATAGCCCTCGCCCTCCTCCCTGATCTTCAGCCGTGCGTAGACGATCTCCTTGGCCGTGTCGGTGCCGACCGGGAACAAATTGATCTTGCCGATGTTGTTCTTCGTCGGCCTGCCCACAATCGGCTTGCCCTCGCCGCCGACGCCCTTGATGGCGAACACACGTCGGCCAGCCCGCAGCCGCGCATAGTTGTAGACCTGCTGGGTGTAGTGGCCGCCAGAGTCCACGCAGACAGATCGAATGACCATGTCACCCAAGGTCGGGTGGTCAAACTTCCGCCCCAACGTCACGTCGAGGCGGTTCCACAATTCAGCCGACGATGGGTCGCCGTACATCGTCTCATAGGCCAGCGACCATGTTTCCTCGCCTCGGCCCCAGCCAACGATCTCGATTTCCAAGCGGTCGTCCTGCACGTCAACGCCAGCGGTGATGAGCAGCACATCCTCGGGCAACTCATCGCCCCAGTTCTCGGCCCGCTCCATCAGGTCCATCTCGTCGATCTGTTCGCCCTGCTCTTCCCATGTCTCGCCCAAGAACGTGTTGATCCACGTCTTCAGGCGCATGGGATCGCGCTTGCTGTTCATAAAGTCCGAGACGGCCTCATAGAGCGGGGTCCACGGGCTATACAGGCCATTGATGTGGAAGCCAGCGACCTTGCCCTTCGGCTCGGCGGTGGCCTGCCATTTGCCCTTCCTGATCGCCCGAAATCTCGCCGCGTCATCCCACGCCGATCCGCAATGCTCACAGGTGTAAACCGCCGAATACGGGTTTTTGTCCGTCCAGTGGACCTGCCCCCACTTCAGCACTTGAGTTTCTCCGCAATCCCCGCAAGGCACGAAAAACTTGCGTTGATCGCTCTCCGAGTAGGCTGCTTCGATCCGGCTTGCCCCTTTGTCGGTCGGCGTGCTGACCAAGATGATCTTGCGGTTCCAGAACGTGCTGGATCGCTTCTTGGCCAGCGAGACGGGGTCGCCCTCTGTGCCTGCGCTGATCGGATAGCGGTCAACCTCGTCGCACAGGATCACCCGGCACGGGCGAGATGCCAAGCTGGCCGGGCTGTTCGCCCCGCAGGCAGTGACATGGCCGCCAGCAAATGTCTTGTGCAGCGTCGTGTTGCCGCTGTCGCGTGATCTGGGGTCTTTGACCTTGTTGCTCAGAACGGGCGTATCGCGCAGGCATGGAGCCAGACGGTCTTTCGACCATGTCTGCGCCATCTCCAGCGTCGGCTGGACCACCAGCATCGGGGCCGGGTCTTGGTGGATGTGATAGCCGACGACGTTGTTGATAAGCTCGGTCTTGCCGACCTGCGCGCATGTCATCAGAACGACAGTCTCAATGTCGGGGTTGGACACAGCATCCATCATCCCGCGCTGATACTCGGCCCGCGATGTGGACCACTTGCCCGGCTCTGCCGAACTCTCGCTCGAAAGCACCCTGAAGGTGTCAGCCCATTCGCTCACCGTCAGCTTCGGCGGCGGCTTCATTGCCAGCGACACGGCCTCAACGAGCCGTGCTTCCAGCTTGTCAGCCTGCGTCTGCCTCGTTGATTCCTGCGAGTTCATTCAAAGCCTCAATGATATGTCGCTCTATGAGCGCCTGCACTTCCTTCGCGTCATCAGCCGCCGCCGCTTCGGGCGCGACCTTGGTTGGCACGGCCAGCAACTTGGTCTTCACATTGGACAGCGCGACCTCGACCCGCTTTGCCACGTCCTCAATGTACACCAATTCGCCCCGCGTGATCGCGTTTTCCATCTCTTTGGCGTCGGCCTGCTCCTTGGCAAGCCGGGCGCGCTCGTCCGTGAGGTTGAGATCGCCATTGCCAACGCGAGATGCTGCCATCTCCCGAAGCCGCGAGATGTAACCCTTCAGACATACGTCCAGATCGTATTCGCCCTTGCCCTGCTTTTCGATTGTGCCGTTAGCCAACAGGTCTTGGACGGTCTTCGTCGAGACCCCCAAGTGGGCAGCGACTTGCTGCAAAGTAGCCATTGTTCCCCTCAAACTGCGCCTGCCCCTATATTGCGCCAAAATGCACAGATCGCAACATCTCTGCATTTTTGCACAGGTCTGGTCGTTACAACTCTTTAGTGTGCGCTGGCGCTGGGAAAGATTTGGGGCGCGAACTACC